CGCGAGGGAGTTCATGTGTGGCCCCAGACGATTTTTGTCGAAATTGTCGTGAGTCACTTATTAACCACTGCTAGGTGGCCCCAGCCTGCTGCACTTCTGGATAATAATATCAATGTCCGATTTTGCAGCCAGCCGGAAAGAATGGAATATTTACGCCAAGTGGCAATCAAGCCCATTTGGTGAAATCCGAGACTTCCGGTGGTCTAGCTAAAGCTGATGAAGTTCAGCCTGTATAGGGACACGGCCAGGTGATGTCCGCAAATCGCCGACCACTTAGTCGTTGTCCTGTTCCAGAGAGTCTCTACCACAACGTTACCATCATAATTTCTTATGAAGATAAAATCAGGCCGAGGACTCTTTAGTAGCAACATGCGATGGATCCGACAGCGAGAGCTGAAGGTATTCATGATGTTGCCAGTCTGGTTATTAGGATTACGACGTTTGTGGGCAACGTGTTTCCTTCCCATTCACACGCATATCTTGCGGCTTTGGTCTACGAACGGTCCCCTTTGGGTGACTCAGTACTTAGGCCAGGCCTCAAGAATCATTGTGTTGTGGGTGGGGAAACAGCCCTTTATTGCTACCGACGGTAATATTCGGGTGGCCGTAACGCGGTCAGGTCTACCCACGTTTCTTCCAGGACCGCTCCGCGCAATCTTCCACCTCTTACGAGGCGAGGATCATGCTTATGCGTTCTTGGTGATTCGTGTGACGTTAACTCTGTTATCGGTTTATCGAGTCATCGGCTGCTCTCCTATGCTTAAGATATCCACCATTACTGATGGATTCTCAGGTACGAGTGCTACACTATCCATTTGGGAAGTGAGTCAAGCTGTTGGCCTGTTACCTAGATCACTAGTGCTTGGGAAGCTTGCTTGGACATATATGTCCGAGTCTGCTGGCCCAAACTTCAAACGTTCGACTTGGTCTTCCGGCATAGACGCCTTAGCCTTCCTTCGAGAACCACTTGTGTGGTATCATTGGTTGGTTGTGGCTTACGCTCAGAAGGCATGGGTACTGATCGCTTGGAATCTATTCACATTAGTGGCCGCTCTCCCCATTGTTCCAGTACTACTGTTGGGTCGTAAGTATCCACGGTTCCTCGGTCGACTCGTAATACTATATGAGGCACGAGGGAAAGTTCGAGTTGTTGCGATTACTGATTGGTGGACTCAGGTTCTCCTGAGACCACTTCATCATGCAATCTTCAGCATTCTCAGAGCTATTCCTCAGGACGGTACCTTCGATCAGTTGGCACCTGTCCATCGTCTCATATCGTATGTTCGAGCTTCCGGGTCACCGGTGTATTCTTATGATCTTTCAGCAGCTACGGATAGACTACCAATTCAGTTCCAGGTTCAGGTCCTTGAGGCACTTGGTGTCTCTTGGGCTCAAAGCTGGGCTAAATTGTTAATTTCTCGTCCCTGGTATCTCAAGAAGAAGGAAGCCGTGTTTTATGCCGTGGGTCAGCCTATGGGTGCTTTGTCATCCTGGGCTATGCTTGCGATCTCT